AAGACTCCCTTGTCAACATCAAAGCGCCTGCTGCGGTGCAACATTTAGTTGGGATGCTCACCGCCTACGACTGGGAGTTTATTCACCAAGCGCAGCAATTGCGAGGCTACTGTGTGGCCCAGTTGGTGGAAGAAACCAAAAACCCCAGCGCCAGTATTAGGCTCAAGGCGCTCACAGCCCTTGGCAAAGTAACCGAAGTAGGCTTGTTTACTGAAAAAATTGAGCTGAAGAAAGAGAATCTGACAGATACTGAGCTTGACCAGCGCATAAAAGACAAGCTATCCAAGTTTATGGGCGTGGTAGACATCCAAGAAGTAACCGACGTGCCAGAAAATATAACGCATGACGACTGAAAAAATAACCATACTAAGCAAAGCAGAGCTTGCAGCGCTCCAGTTGGCGTTGCCAACGATGTCAATTGCGGAAAAGTTGGAGTTATTTGCAGACCTAGAAGTCCGCGAGCGCCGAGCCACCCTACAAGCCGCGCAAAGTAATATGTTGGGGTTTGCCAACGCGGTATATCCGGGGTTTAAAGTAGGGCCGCACCACAGAAAACTGGCAAAAATATTCACGGATGTGATTGAGGGGCGTAAAAAACGCGTAATTATCAATATTGCCCCGCGTATGGGCAAGTCCGAGTTCTCGTCCTACCTGTTTCCCGCCTATTTTCTTGGCAAGTACCCAGAAAAGAAAATCATTATGGCAACCCACACCGCCGGGTTGTCCGAAGACTTTGGTAGGCGGGTGCGAAACCTAATTGACAGCGAGGACTATCATGATGTTTTTGCCAACACCTTGGTTGCTGACGACCAAAAAGCGGCTGGTAAATGGTCTACAGGTGCTGGTGGGCAGTATTATGCTGCTGGCGTGGGCGGCGCTCTTGCTGGTCGCGGTGCTGACCTATTTGTTGTTGATGACCCCCATTCTGAGCAGGACGTAAAGGCTAATAGCCGCCTTGCCTTTGATACGGCGTGGTCGTGGTTTCAGACAGGCCCATTGCAGCGCCTGATGCCCGGAGGGGCGATCATCATTGTGATGACGCGCTGGGGGAAACTTGACCTGACCGGGCGGCTGATTGACTACCAGACCAAGAACCCCGACGCGGAGCCGTGGGAGATCGTGGAGCTGCCTGCTATATTGAACGAGGGAACCGAGAACGAGAAGTCCCTTTGGCCTGAGCAGTGGCCGCTGGAGCAGTTAAAGACAACCAAGGCATCCATTGACCCCCAGTACTGGAACGCCCAGTACATGCAGCAGCCCACATCCAATGCTGCGGCAATCATCTCCCGCAAACTTTGGAGAGTATGGGAGCCCGAAGAGCCGCCTAAGTGTGAGTACATAATCCAGTCATGGGATACCGCACACGAAATAAAAAATAACTCCGACTACTCGGCCTGCACAACGTGGGGGGTGTTCTACAACGAAGAAGAACGCGACGAGGCCCAGATAATTTTGCTGGACGCGTTCAAAGAGCGCATGACATTTCCCGACCTCAAGGCCGCAGCGCTTAAACATTGGAAAGAGTGGGAGCCTGATGCGTTCATTGTGGAGAAAAAGTCGGCGGGCGCGCCGCTGATCCAAGAACTTCGGGCGATGGGCATTCCGGTACAGGAAACAAACCCCAGCCGGGGCAACGACAAGATCGTGCGGGTCAACGCTATTGCTGATTTGTTTGCTTCGGGTAAAGTCTGGGCTCCAGATACCCGGTGGGCGCGGGAAGTAATTGAGGAAGTGGCCTCGTTTCCCAATGGAGATAATGACGACTTTGTGGACACCACCAGCCAAGCCCTGCTGCGTTACCGGCAGGGTGGGTTCATCTCACTGGACAGTGACGAGAAAGATGACCCGATTTATTTCAAGCGCCGTGCGGCGTATTACTGAGTTTTTAAGGATTTGATATGGCAACCAATGTAGACAAAGCCCTGTACCAGCAACCCGCAGGTATTGATGCCCTTGCACAAGACGAGTCCCCCTTGGAAATTGAGATTATTGACCCAGAAGAAGTCAATATTCGCTCAGACGGCATGGAAATAAGCATCCAGCCGGGGGACGACGAAGGCGAAGAAGGTTTTGACGACAACTTGGCGGAGTATGTAACTGATGGGGTGCTACAAACTTTGGCAGGCGACTTGGCTGGAGATATAGATAGTGATAAGTCCTCGCGCAAGGAGTGGGAGAAGTCCTATGTCGAGGGCTTAAAGCTGTTGGGCTTGCAGATGGAGGATCGCACGGAGCCGTGGCAAGGGGCGTGTGGTGTGTTTCACCCCATGATTACCGAGGCGGTAGTGCGCTTTCAGGCTGAAACGATTACTGAAACGTTCCCTGCCCGTGGGCCGGTGAAAACCAAGATTATTGGGTTGGATGATCCGCAGGTGCGCGAGGCCGCTGCGCGGGTTGAGGAGGACATGAACTTTGAGTTGACCGAGAACATGGTGGAGTTCCGGGCAGAGCACGAGCGCATGCTGTGGAGCCTCCCGGCTACCGGTTCGGCGTTCAAAAAGGTGTACTACGATCCCAGTTTGGGACGCCAAGTGTCAATGTTTGTGCCTGCCGAAGACATTTTGCTGCCCTATGGAGCCACTGACTTGGATACGTGCTTCCGTGTGACCCATGTCATGCGCAAGACCAAGAACGAGATACTAAAGCTCCAGCAGGCGGGCTTTTACTTGGACATTGACCTACCTGATGCGCCCAAAGATCGCACGGACATCCAGAAAGCCAAGGACAAGGAAACGGGGTTTAACGACTTGGGCGATGAGCGCTATACCTTATATGAGTGCCATGTGGACTTGGACTTGGAGGGGTATGAGGACGAGGATGAGGACGGTGAGCCTACCGAAATCATGCTGCCCTACGTAGTAACCCTAATAAAAGGCACAAACGACATCCTGTCAATCCGCCGTAACTGGAAAGAAGACGACATTTTGCGCTTAAAGCGCCAGCATTTTGTACATTATCAGTACATCCCCGGCTTTGGAGCCTACGGCTTTGGCTTGTTCCACCTTATTGGTGGGTTTGCTAAGTCGGCCACCAGCATCATGCGCCAGTTGGTTGATGCCGGTACGTTGGCTAACTTACCCGGTGGTCTGAAGTCCCGTGGTTTGCGGATCAAGGGTGACGATACCCCAATTGCACCGGGCGAGTGGCGTGATGTGGACGTAGGTTCGGGCACTATCCGCGACAACATCCTCCCCCTCCCATATAAAGAGCCATCCAACGTCCTATATCAGTTGCTGGGCAACATTGTGGAGGAAGGCCGTCGTTTTGCATCAACGGCGGATATGAACGTGTCCGATATGTCGGCAAATGCCCCGGTGGGGACAACGCTGGCCTTGTTGGAGCGCCAGCTTAAAGTGATGACGGCAGTCCAAGCGCGGGTGCATTACGCACTCAAGCAGGAGTTAAAGCTGCTGAAAAACCTGATCCGCGACTACACAGACGCTGATTACACATACCAGCCCGAGTACGGAAGCAGGAAAGCCAAGCGCGGTGACTATGACTTGGTGGACTTGATCCCCGTCTCTGACCCCAACGCGGCGACCATGAGCCAGCGGGTTATCCAGTACCAAGCGGTCATACAGATGGCGCAGATGGCCCCGGATATTTATGACTTGCCCCAGTTACACAGGGGGATGCTGGAGGTCTTGGGGATCAAAAACGCGGACAAACTCGTGCCCATTGAGGACGATATGAAGCCAACTGACCCCGTGTCGGAGAACCAAGGAGCCCTTAACGGCAAGCCGATCAAGGCGTTCATGTACCAGAACCATGACGCGCACATCCAAGTCCACATGATGCTGCTCCAAGACCCGATGATTCAGCAGCTTATTGGTCAAAGCCCGCAGGCTCCCAAGATCATGGGGGCGATTACCGCACACATTGCTGAGCACGCCGGGTTCAAGATGCGCCAGCAAATTGAGCAGCAACTGGGCATGCCCATGCCTCCCGAAGACGAGAAGCTCCCGCCCCAGATTGAGGTGGCGCTCTCTGGCATGCTGGCCCAAGCAGCGCAGCAAGTCATACAGCAGAACCAAGCGCAGGCGGCGCAGGCACAAGCTCAGCAGCAGATGCAAGACCCAGTAGTTCAGATGCAGATGCAGGAGTTGCAGATCAAAAAGCAGGACTCAGACACCAAGAAGCAAAAGGTCTTGGTCGATGCCGCCATCGCTTCAGATGCGCAAAAACTTCGGGAGCAAGAAGTCTCCGGCAAACTGCAACTGGAGGGGCTTAAATTATCAACAAAACTTAAAGCAGACCAAGAGCGCCAGACTTTTGAGCAGGAGCACGCCGGATTAAAACTTGGTGCGCAAATGAACAAAGACAAGCGGGATCAAGCCCTGACCGCTTTGCAATCCGTTAATCAACTTAATAAACCAAAATCATGATACAAGACTTCGCACGCGTATTGCGCGAAAAAATACGCACGGACATGAATAACTACGCCGATGATTTGGCGGGTGGAGCGTGTCGCACTTTTGACGAGTATCAAAAACTCTGTGGGGTTATCTCGGGTCTAGCCCTTGCAGAGCGTTATCTCCTTGACCTGCTTGAGAAAGTTGAAAGAGCCAATGAATAGTATTGACCTCTCCCCCGGTGCTTTTGCACTGCCTGAACCCATCCAACCAATGGATGCGCCTGAACCCGAAGCAACCGCCGAGGAAAGAGCCACGCAATTACCTACCCCACAAGGGTGGAGAATTCTGTGCGCCGTGCCTGAAGTCGATCAAAAGATTGCAGGAACATCGCTTGATTTAGTGCGGGATACCGCTAGTTTGCGCCAAGAAGAGCACGCAACCACTGTGTTGTTTGTTATGAAAGTTGGTGCGGATGCGTATGCCGACAAAACCAAGTTCCCCACCGGGCCGTGGTGCAAAGAAGGTGATTTTGTATTGGTGCGCACATATACCGGTACAAGATTCAAAATCTTTGGCAAGGAGTTCCGTCTCATCAACGACGACCAAGTTGATGCTGTTGTGCAAGACCCACGCGGATTAACCCGCGCTTAAAGGAGTTAATATGCCTGATGAATTTAAATTCCCAGACGAAGTTGAAGATAAGAAAGTAGATATTGAAATCGAAGGCGATGCAGATATTGAAATTGAAATCGAAGACGATACCCCGGAACGTGACCGGGGCCGCAAGCCGTTAGACAAAGAGGTGCTTGACCCCACTGAGGAAGAGATTGAGTCTTACTCTGATAAGGTAAAGAAGCGAATTACGGAACTAACCCATGCCCGTCACGACGAGCGCCGGGTAAAAGAATCCGTTTTGCGGGAAAAGCAAGAACTTGAAAACCTTGCCCAACACTTGGTGGAGGAAAACACACGCCTCAAGCAAAACGTGTATACAGGGCAGGAAGCGGTTATTGAGGGGGTCAAGCAAAAGGCTGACACGGAACTCCAAATAGCGCGGCGCAGACTTAAAGAAGCGCAAGAAGCCTTTGACACAGATGCCATCATTGAAGCTCAAGAAGCTGTGATGGATGCCAAAATTCGGGTTGAGCAGACAAAAAATTTCCGCCCAACCCCTTTACAACAGGAAGATTTTCCTGTACAAACGCAACAAGTTCAGTCAAAACCTGTTCCCCCTGATGAAAAAACCCTGCGCTGGCAGGCAAAAAACCAGTGGTTTGGGTCGGATGGTTTTGAAGAATACACCAGCTACGCGCTAGGGCTGCACAAAAAACTAGTACAAAACGGGGTTGATCCCCGCTCTGAGCAATACTTCGAGCAAATTGATGCTCGCTTACAGTCCACGTTCCCTAGTTTATTCAAGGGCGCAAAAGACAGGCCTACGTCCGGTGAGGGTTCCAGACGACCTACTACCGTGGTTGCTTCCGCATCTCGTTCTACGAGTGGAGGTAAAGTTCGGCTAACAAGTACGCAAGTTGCGTTAGCAAAGAAGTTCGGTTTAACCCCGCAGCAATATGCTGTTCAAGTAGCGAAATTGGAGAATCAAAATGGCTGAAGTTCAAAACCGTACAAATCGTGATCTGACGACACGCGACAAATCTGCTCGTTATGTTTATAAGCCATCGAGCACACTGCCAGACCCAACACCTGAACCGGGGTACACGTTTCGCTGGATAGCGACACATGTTCTTGGACAGGCCGACCCAACCAACGTGTCACGAAAAATGCGCGATGGCTATGAGCCGGTGAAGGCGGTAGATCATCCTGAGATGATGGTAGCCGGTAATGAAAAGACAGGTAATATCGAAATTGGTGGGCTCATGCTTTGCAAGATTGCCACCGAACGCGCTGCTGCTATGTCTGAGTATTACAACGGTCAAGCCCAGAATCAAATGGATTCGGTGGACAATAATTTCATGCGACAAAATGACCCGCGCATGCCGCTATTTGCAGACCGCAAGTCTACAGTAACGCGTGGCGGATTCGGAAATGGTACTAAGTAATTAGGAGTCCTTAAATGGCATCAGTAGCATCCCCTTACGGTCTAAAACCCGTAAATGAGTTGGGTGGCACACCATATGCAGGTGCGACCCGTAGTTTTTTAATCGACCCCGCAGGCACTGCTTCGAGCATTTACAACGGTTCGCCCGTGTATGTAAATGCAAACGGCTATCTGGCAGTGGCAACTGCAACCGGCGCTGACGCGACCACTAACGGCTTCCCCACAGGTACGGCTAATACCGGTATCGTTGGTGTGTTCGTTGGTTGTTCTTACGTTAATGCCCAAGGCCAAGTGATCTACGCTCAGTACTACCCCACAGGTGTGACTGGCGTGATTAATGCCTACGTTGTGGACGATCCCGGCGTTGTGTTCCAAGTTCAGTCTGCTGGCTCTGTCACGCAAGCTGCCGTTGGCGCAAACGTGTTTTTCTCAACTGGCGCTGTGGCAACTGGCAGCACATCCACTGGTAACTCTACGGCTTCTGTCGTAGCAGGTTCCTCGGCTGTGACCACCACCGCAGCATTCCGTGTTGTTGGGTTCGTTAATATGCAAGGTTTCTCGGTTGTGGGCGATGCTTACACTG